TGTTTTATTAAAATTAATGAAGAAGGGAACAAAGCCTCTTATCACGGCAGCGAGAAATAACGCTAAATCGACAAGTGTTAAACTTTCAAAATCTATTGGAAATATTACTTCTAAAAATAAAAAAGTTGCCAGGATAATAGTTGGTCCACGTGTTAAAGGAAAATTTAAATATATGGGATGGTTTGGTCACTTTGTCGAATTTGGTGTTAGTGGTATTGTTGGCCAGAAATCTCGTAAAGGTGGCGGATATTCTCATGGTGATTCTGATGATAATGAATTTGCTCCATGGGTTGGAAAGCTTAAAAAAGGCGAACGTTATCGCAAAAATCAACCTGCAAGACCATTTATGCGTCCGGCGGTTGATATTACAAAACCAATTGTTGAATCAAAAACATCTGATTTATTTAAAAATCATGTTCATAAAGAAACCGAAAAATTAACAAAAAAATATAAAGTACGAAAAATTGGTATTTAAAGCAATATACGATATTTTAAGTAATACAGCTGCTGTTACAAGTTTAGTTTCAACAAGAATTTATAATGTAAATTCATCTCATGGTAGTAGTTTGCCTTTTGTTACTGTTCAGCAAATTTCTAATATTCCAAATGTCAATAAAGATATTACAATTGGATTAAAATCAATTAGAATTCAAATTAATATTATTTCTAATGTCGAAAAAAATGTTAACGATATTGCTGATGCTATTATTTCTGCTTTACATGGTGTTGATAATGTTACTAAAGGTGGATTAAGTGTTCAAAGTATTCGTTTCGAAAACGAAAATGATGCTTTTTCTTATGAAAGCTCTAATTATACAAAAGTACAAGATTATATTATTAGGATTAATAATTAAAATCAAAATGAAAGCAAAAACAAATTTAAAAACCGTAAAACTTAATAAAGATTGGCAACATCCTGCTGGAACTTTAAAATTAAAAGGTACCAAAATTACAGTCGATAAAGCTCTTTATAAAAAGTTGTTAAAAGACGGTTTTATTGGAAATAAAAAAAATCATTTAAATAAATAAAACATGGCAAGTACAGGTTATATAAACGGAACTTTGGAAAAAATTACAATTGGAGGTACAGTAATTAACTGTCTTACTTCCTGTAGTATTTCTTTTTCAAAAAGTACACGTAAAAGTGTAAATAAAGACGATGGTGGCTGGGAAAAAACATTGCCCGGAACAAAATCATGGTCTATGAATGCTGATATCGAATTTAAAGCGGATGCCTCTTACGGTTTCCCTGATTTATTCGCAGCTGCAACTGGTAACGATGATGTTGCATTAGTATTTACTACATCTGTTTCAGGCGATAAAAAATATTCTGGTAATGCTCAAATTTCAAGTTTGGAAAAAACTTCGGGAGCTGAAGAAACTCCTACTTTTTCCGCAACATTTGAAGGTAATGGAGCGTTAGAACAAGATGATGAAACATAGTGCCAAGTGAACTTCTCTCTTCCTCCCCTGTTTATTGTATTTGCAATTGGGGAGGTTAAGAGGGATAATTTTTAATTAAAAAAAGGGAGAAATAAAAATGTTAAAAAAAGTAAAAATAGGTGGTAAACTTCGTTCGGTAAAATTCGGAATGAATGCTTTAAGAATTTATTCTGATCTAACAAATTCAACTTTGGCGGATTTAATGAATGTATCGGCAATGTCAATTAATAATATGATTACTCTTGTATATGTAGGATTACAGGAAGGTTCAAGAAAGGAAAAAACAGAATTTAATCATAAAATTGAAGATGTTTCTGATTGGCTTGATGATGATTTTACTAATGTGATGAATGAAGTAATGGAAATTTTTGTAGAAAGTTTTCCGACCATTGATGAAAAAAACTTGGAAGCCCCGAAATTAAAAGGGGCGAAAAAAAAGAATTAACATTCGATAGACTCGAAGAAATTGCACTCGGATATTTAAAAATGAGTATTGATGATTACGAGTTTATAGAATTCCGGGAATTGACAAATAAACTAAATGGATTTTATGAAATTAAACGTATTGAGCAAGAGGAAAAATGGAAACGGACTAATTATATTGCTTATTCAATTTTAATAAATAATCCTTATGTAAATAAAAAAGATAAACCAAAATCTTTTGAAAGTTTCCTAAAAAAAGGAGATAACAAAAATAAAGGTAACGAAATAACAACTGAAGCTGAACTATTAAATTGGATTAATTAATGGCAGGAAAATCATTATCGAGTTTAAATTTTATCCTTGGAGCAGACATAAAGCAGTTTCAAACAAAAATGAGACGTGCCGAAAGCGATCTGCAAAAAGTTGGTAAAAAAATGCAGTCTATCGGTAAAACTATGTCATTGGCTGTTACTGCACCTCTTTTGGCAATCGGAACTGGTTCTGTACTTGCATTCGATAAACAAATTCAGGCGGTTAGCGGTTTATCTACTCAACTCGAAATGAATGGTAAAAATGTTGCTAAACTTTTACCGGAATATAAAAAATTTGCTTCGGAATTACAAAATGTTACAACTGTTGGTGATGAAATGTCGCTCGAACTTATGCGAGTGGCTGAAACAATGGGTTCTATCGATTCCAAAAGAGCTGCCCGCGATGCCATAGGATTATCCAAAGCACTTAAAGTCGACCTGAATGCAGCCATCAGAATGGTGGTTCTTGCTCAGCAAGGCGAATACACTATGCTTAATCGTTATGTGCCTGCATTGCGTTCTGCAAAAACCGAAACCGAAAAATATACTATTGCTCAAAAACTTTTTGCCGATGGTTTTGAAAAAGCTAAAACCGAAGCAAAAGAAGGTTTGGGACCTTTAAAACAAATTCGAAATACTCTTGGCGATTTATCAGAAGATTTCGGGAAAATAATTTCAGAAGCAATTGCCCCATTTATCGAAAAACTAAAAGGAGTTGTTGAATGGATGAAAGGCCTCGACGATTCAACTAAAAAAATAATTGCAATTGTTGGTGGACTTGCAGCCGCAATTGGTCCCGTTTTATTAGTGTTGGGATTTTTAGCAACGAATATAATTCCAGGATTAGTTGTAGCCTTTGGAGTTTTAAAAGGAGCATTTTTATCATTATCAACGGCAATTATGGCAAATCCAGTTACAGCATTAATTACTTTGCTTGGATTAGCTGCAACCGCAATGATCGCATTTAGTGGACGAACAAATGATGCTGAAGATGCACAATGGAAACTTGGCAATGCATTAAAAAATGTAAATAAAGAACTTGGCCAACAAATATGGACAACTCTTGTTTCTGGTTTTAAACGTGCCGGAGAAGGATTTGTAAAACTCGAAGGATCTGTTGATCATTTAAGAAAAAATATTTCGAAATTTTCAAAAGAGGAATTACAATCATTAGAATTATTTTTAAAAGATAAATTATCAAACGCATCTCGTGAAGCTGCAAATGAAACTGATAATTTAACCAGGTCAATTATTAATAATAAAATTGATAATTATAATGATGCATTAAAATCAGTTGGAAATGAATTGAAAAAATTTAAAACAAAAACTGTTGAAGTTACAGAAAAACAAAAATCAAATTTTCAAACTGTTGTTTCAGGTATAATAAATTATGAGAAATTAGGAAAAACAGTTCAAAATATTGCTAATAAATTTAAAACCATTCCTGATAAATTACCTTTTAAAAATGCCTTTGCTTACTTTGATCCAACAGAATGGAATTTTGATGCAGTTGAAACTGAATTAAATAATCAACTTCAACGCTTAAATTCTACTTTAAAAAATGGATTAGAAAATCTTACAATAACATTTGCCGAAGGTATCGGAAATTTAATTACCGGAGATGAAGATATTGAGGGATTTGGAAAAAATATCCTTGCTTCTATTGGTGGATTTCTTAAACAAATGGGATCAGCATTAATTGTATATGCCGGATTAATGGAAGCATTTAAAGCAACATTTACTAATCCGCTTATAGCAATAGCGGTTGGTATTGCCACAATTGCAGCAGGTCAAGTTTTAATGAATTTAGCCAGTAAAGGCCCCGAAATGAAAGAGGGCGGAGTTATCCCTCCCGGCTTTGCAAACGATTCTTATCCTGCAATGTTATCATCTGGCGAAACAGTTATTCCCGCCCCTCAAGCATTGCCATCATTTTCTAACGAATTAAATGTTACAGGACATATAGAAGCTGCCGGAGATAAGCTGCTTGTAATTTTCGACCGTGCAAAACGAATGAAAGGGAGGCTTGGATAATGGCAACAGAAAGATATACATGCGAATGGAAAACTCTTAATGGCGATGAATATCGAATGGTTATCAATGATGTTGATTATGATTCGACTGAGAACGAACTTGAAATCGGTTTTAATACTGACGATGGTTTTAAACTTTCATATACTCCCGAAACTGAGGAACGTCATAATTTTATTTTAGCTTCTCATGTAACTTTACAAATTGTAATTGATTCATCTGAAGAAGAAACATTAATTGATGATATTCTTGCCGCCCAAGAAGAAAGATTTGCACTAATTA